CTTGATTTAGACGGCGCAACAATGACTTTAGATATAAATCAAATTGGTGATACTAATAAATTTCTCGGTGACATTACCGCAGATACCTTTACAGGATTTTTTGAATTTGATGGTGATGGAAATACTTTTAATATACAAGTTGATCCTACAAATACTTATGGTGCAGATAATGGAAACTTTAATGTAGATGTTACAGGCAGTAGTAATACTTTTACTTTAGATGTTGCAACCAATGATCTTGCTAGCACTTTAGATTTGGACTGGATTATTCAAGGTGATAGCAATGTTTTTGATTTTGATATTGACTATGACTTAGCAACAAACTATGTTGATGTAGATGGAGATTCAAACACAATTAATTTTGACGCAGATGGATATTCAGGTGGATATTTCTATCTAGATCACACAGGTAATTCTCGAACTTTTAACATAGATCAACAAAGTACATTAGCAAGTGATTGGTTACAAATTAATTCAAATGGCAATAGTGGTACTGTTTGCGTCATTCAAAATGATGGCGGAACAAGCACCTCGTGTTGATGTTGGAGAAATATCAGAACTAAACGGTGTTGCTCGTATTGTACGAGATAAAGCAGAAACAGCAGAATTAAAAGCTGACATAAAATCATATGACACCCTAGAAACCTCTAATGGTCGCATGGCTGTTACTTTTCTTGACGATACTCTTATACGCCTGACTGAACACTCACAGGTATTAATTGATGAGTTTGTTTATGACCCTGACCCCAATAAATCTAAAATGGCACTTAACTTTGCCAAAGGCACTGCTAGGTTTGTTACTGGCAAATTAAACAAAGTTGCTAAAAAAAACATAACAATTAGAACTAATAGTGCGATAGTAGGCATAAGAGGCACAGATTTTACAATCACAACCAATGAGATTGGTGAGTCATTAATAATTTTGTTGCCTAATGAAGATGGTACAGCAAGCGGTGAAATAGAGGTCATGACTGCTATGGGTGCTGTATTGTTAAACAAACCATACCAATCAACAGTTACAACGGTGTTTGAGTCTGCACCAAGCAAACCAGTTATTTTAGATTTAACTCTTGACCTTATTGATAACATGTTAATTGTTACCAATCCACAAGAAAATAAAACCGCAAATGAAGAGGTTGCAGATCAAAGTAGCAATGTACTGGATGTAGATTTATTAGAGTTTGACGAGTTAGAACAAGACTATTTAGCAGAAGATGACTTGGGGTTTACAGAGCTAGATATTAACTTTTTGGATGTTAATTTTTTTGAAGATATGTTAAAAATAGTTAACGAATTAGATAAACTACAAGAAGATGATCTGCAACAAGATCAGACAGTAACAAGAATTATTGGCACTAAAATTGGTCAAGATACAGAAACACAAATAATTACTTTGGTTACAGGAGATTTAATAAGTTTAAGAAGAAAGGTTGAACAGTCAGTACAAGTAGATTTAAACTCTAGTCAAGGATATACTGTTATTTTTATACAAAACGGTGTTTCTAATACTATAAAAATAAATGGTGGCGGAGACTCAGTTATAACTATTAAGCAAAGTTCATAGGTTTAAAATGAAATTTAATTTAATAAAAAATGTAGTAGGAGCCATAGCACCAACGCTAGGCTCTGCTTTGGGTGGACCATTGGGCGGACAAGCAGCTTCTGTTGTTGCACAAGTTCTAGGTTGTTCTCCTGAGCCAAAAGCCATCAATCAAGCCATTCAATCAGCCACACCCGAACAAATGCTTGAACTAAAAAAAGCCGAACAAAACTTTGAATTACAAATGAAAGAGCTTGATGTAGATATATTTAAACTAGAAGCTGCTGATAAAAAAGATGCTAGAGGTAAATTTAGCAAAGATTGGACTGCAAGAATTATGGGTACTGCTGTAGTTGGCGGATTTCTTGGCTATATATTTTTAGTTACATTACAACCACCCGAACAAAATTCTGAAGCTTTAATCAATTTAGTGTTAGGATATCTAGGTGGGTTGGCATCGGCAGTTATATCGTTTTACTTTGGGGCTTCAAACACGCCTGAAAAAAAAGATGAGCAGTAAACCAACAGTACAATCAGTTTCCTCGCAACTTAATTCGCATGAGGCAAAATGTGAAGAAAGATGGAAGACAATATTTCGAGAAACAGAAGAAATAAAATCACAAGTAGCAGATTTAAACAAAACTTTAAGAATGGCGGTGTTTGGATGTTTCGGATTTTTAGGAACTTTGTTAATAGCAATCATATCGGGTCTTCTACCTCTAAATTAATGGAAATATCTAATGAAGGCGTATGCCTGATTAAAAAATTTGAAGGTTGTAAATTAGAGGCATATTACGATGCCGTTAATGTTTTAACCATTGCTTATGGTAGAACCAAAGGCGTAAAAGCAGGAGACACTTGCACCCAAGAACAAGCAGACGCTTGGCTAGAAGAAGAATTGCAAGAGTATGGAGGCTATGTAAACGAAGCTGTAAATGTACCTTTATCACAAAATCAATTTGACGCTTTGGTTTCATGGACTTACAACTTAGGTCCATCTAATCTAAATAAATCAACAATGCTTAAAGTTTTAAACAATGGTGAATATGAAGAGGTGCCTGCACAAATGCGTAGGTGGAATAAAGCAGGGGGCAAGGTGCTTGAGGGATTGACCCGAAGGCGAAACGCTGAATCTCTACTTTTTGAAGGCAAGGAGTGGGGTAAAATTTAGGAGACAGTTTGCCACATGCTACTACACGCATAGCGTTAGCAGGTGAATATTTAGCAGCATCCTACTTGCTGAGATTTTGCGACTCCGTAATTCTTGCACCTCAAGCACATAAAAGCGATTTAATTTTAGATCATCAAAACAAGTTATACAGAATACAAGTAAAAACCACTAACTCTACCTATTTAAGAAGGGGCAAAGATTATTATCGTTGGGAGTTACGCAGTGGTAGAAGAACAGCAAAAAAAGAAAGGCAAGATTCAGATGAAAGGTATGGTAACGGTCAAATAGATTTGTTTTGTCTTGTGGCTTTGCCTTTAAACAAAGTAATATTTATGCCATTTCATGAAGAAAAAAACCTTACTGAGTTTGCAAAAACAGAAGAAAAACTTTTAGAAATAGACACCAAAGAATCTTTGCAAGCATGTTTAGATCAAGCAAATAAAAGCCCAAAATTAACACCTTTAGATTTGTAATAAAATAAGTTAGAATCAACACTTAATACAGGAGATCGTTATGAGCAAATTGAAGAACAACACCTTTATCTTAGAGACAGCTTTAATAAAGTTACAGCAAACTCTTGAAGACAGAGATGATGATTATGGTAGCTCTGATGATTTTTTTGACAATCTAGCAAAGATGGTAAACGCCATATTAGGCAATAAATTAGCAGAACCAATTACAGGTAGCGATGCTTGTAATATTATGCTTTGCATGAAATTAATACGCATATCCCAAAATCCACAACATATGGACAGTTGGATTGATACAGCAGGATATGCCATTCTAGGACTATTAAAACAAGACCATCTGTGTGAAAATGAGGAATGACATGTTTCTTGTGGGTATTATTCAATATCTCCTCTCTCTCATAATTACATGTCTAGGGAAGTTGGCGTTACTCCCCCCTAAGAAAGATGTTGTCCAACTTCCCACCCTATGCTTGATTTAGACAAAATAAAATCTTTTGAAATTCTATCTAAAGATGAGCAGATAGAAGCATTGGCTTTAATTGATAAATGGAAAAACATTAAAGCAAGAACCAAATGCAGAGATGATTTTTTAGAGTTTGTAAAAATGATGTGGCAAGGCTTTATCATGGGCAGACATCACAAGATACTTGCAGACAAATTTAATCGCATAGCACAAGGCAAGCTTAAAAGACTAATCGTGTGTTTACCACCAAGACATTCCAAATCAGAGTTTGCATCTACATTTTTTCCTGCATGGATGATGGGACTAAATCCATCACTTAAAATTATTCAAGCAACTCACACCGCAGAACTAGCTGTAAGGTTTGGTCGTAGAGTTAGAAACATTATTGACTCAGAAGATTATCAAACCGTTTTTCCTAATATTAGTTTATCAGGTGATAACAAGTCAGCAGGTCGATGGACAACCAATGATGGCGGTGAAGCTTTCTACTCAGGAGTTGGTGGTGCTATTACAGGTCGTGGTGCAGATTTATTAATCATTGACGATCCACATTCTGAGCAAGATGCTATGTCACCAACTGCAATGGATGCAGCTTGGGAATGGTACACATCAGGACCACGCCAAAGGTTACAGCCGGGTGGTACTATCATCTTAGTAATGACACGATGGTCAACCAAAGACTTAGCAGGTCGATTACTTAAAAGACAGTCAGAAGCACACGCTGATCAATGGGAGCTTGTTGAGTTTCCTGCAATTATGCCTGAGTCTGATGAGCCTTTATGGGCAGAGTTTTGGAAGAAAGAAGAACTCTTGGGTGTAAAAGCATCTTTACCAGTATCGAAATGGAATGCTCAGTGGATGCAAAATCCAACAGCAGAAAGTGGATCAATTATAAAAAGAGAATGGTGGAAAACTTGGGAGAGTGAAGAGATTCCTTCGTGTGAGTGTATTATACAAAGCTATGACACCGCATTTAGTGCAAAAGAAACGGCTGACTACTCGGCTATAACGACATGGGGCATATTTTATCCTGAAGAAGGCGATGAAGCTTCTGTCATATTGTTGGATGCAACAAGGCACAGAGTAGATTTTCCTGAGTTGAAAAAAATAGCTTTAGAAGAATATAAATATTGGGAACCTGATATTGTTTTAATTGAGGCAAAAGCCAGTGGTACGCCTCTAACACAAGAGCTTAGAAAGATAGGCATACCTGTACAATCTTACTCACCGAGCAGAGGTCAAGACAAGATAGCTAGAATGAACTCTGTTTCTCCCATGTTTGAAAGCGGTATGGTGTGGGCAACAGAAGATGCATTTGCTGAAGAGGTTATTGAAGAAATGGCTTCTTTTCCTTATGGAGAAAACGATGACTTTGCTGACTCCGCAACCATGGCATTGATGAGAATTAGACAAGGTGGCTTAATTGAGCTAGGCACAGACTATGAAGATGAGGTATCATTTGATAGAAGAAAGCTAAGTTATTACTGATGAAAATATTTATTACAAAATTTATTCATGACGGTCAGGAATATTGTGGACCTAATATACATGCTGAAGACTTAGAGGTAGCTCAAGCCATAGCAGAAATTGACGGTTACATAGTACAAGGAGAGTTGACAGACTTAGTACAGTTCAAAGAAGACGAGAAGAGGGTCTTACATTAATTTTTAATATATAATAAATCACTATGGCAATTGAAAGAAAATTAGGCACAGAAGACAATCCTGACATTGTTGATCAGGGCAAAGCTGTTGATATAGAAGCAGAAGCACCTTCCTTTGAAGAGCAGCTGATGGAATCTTTAGAGGTTACCATCAACGATGATGAAATTATTATTGATGAAG